CCAAGATCACTGTGGGTTGACCACGCGGCTTTATAGGCTACATCGCCATAAAGATTAGCACGAGAGTGCTGTGCGCTGAGCACACCTGCAGTTGATTAAGGCTAGCTCCTTGGCTTTAACCGACTGGTGACCGTAAGTCACACGTGAATCAAGGAGGAATGCTTATGTTGCAAAACATGGGCCCTTTTCGCCGCAAGGCATTGAAAAGGTACATTTCCCAGATGAGCGCACCTAACCCGAAGGTTGTGTTCGACGATCACGTGGCTGCGATTCTGGATCAACAAGGTTTCGATTGGGATGAGGAACCTCGATCCGTTTATGAACCACAGCAATTGTATACTGCCCTTGAGCGGTATGCGACAGAATGGGACGACTTTGAATGCATGGATGAGCATTTACGTCGTGGGTTTAGAAAGGCTTATAAAATATTTGCTAAACCTAAAGGTCACAGCTTTCTTAAGCCGTTGACTGACGTTGAAGTCCCCAAAGCGCTCAAGCTTGATAAGTCCTCGGGTTTACCGATGATGGCAAGCAAAGCCGATTCTCTAGTGTACTCTTTTGATCGAGAGAGTCAGATTCGACTTGGGCGCAAGGCACCCAATCCGTGTGTTGCTTATAAGCGCACACAGAAGGGCAACAAGACACGGCTCGTTTGGGGCTACCCTCTTGAGATGACCATTATGGAAGCAAGGTTTGCAAGACCTTTCATCAACAAGATGCTCCGAATGAGAAGCCCAATGGCTTTCGGTATGACTAAGTGTGAGCTTGGAGCTTACATTCATCGTTATATCATTGAGTCTGAGGGTAGAATTGTAGCTATGGACTACTCCAAGTATGATACTACTTTGTCCAAAACTATGATTCGCGCTGCATTCCGCATTATTGCGACCTGGTTCGACAAGACGGACTTGGAGCAGCTGGGATGGGATAAGATTGTACATTATTTCATCTTTACGCCTATCGTTATGCCTGATGGAAACCTTTACAAAGGTAAGAATCATGGTGTACCTTCTGGCAGCTACTTCACACAGGTGGTAGATTCTATCTGCAATGTAGCGTTGTGTTATGCGTTAGCAAGTAGATTCGAATTAAGTATTAATGAGCGATCCTTGTTTGTACTTGGCGATGACGTGCTTGCTAGCGTAGTGGGAGACGTTGACCTTAACAAGTGGGCTAACTACTTGGCAGGAATGGGCATGAAATTGAACGTTGATAAGACGCTCCTTGATCGTGCGCATTTCCTCGGTGCGTTCTGGGATAAGGGTAAGCCTGATGTCCCGATTCAGGAGATAGTGAACAAGGCAGTCTTTCCTGAGACTTACAGGAATTACGGGGGTCAACCTCGTGAGGGCGCAGAAGCTGTCGTGAGAAGCTACGCTTCTAACTATCTTAGTGCTGTGCAGTTCTTGCCACTCTTGAACGCCGATATGAGACGGGTTGATATGGGCGGTAGTGGAGAGGTAAATCCCAATTATCTTTCTGGCTCCGATAAGTACTTACTCGAAGAGAGTACATTGAATGGAGCAAACAAGAGTAAGCTGTACTACCCCACACTGGCAGTAAGGATCTTGCTGTAAGCGTGAGCACAGGACAAACTTGTGTCCGGGGTGAGGAGTGGAGAGGTAAATCCCAATTATCTTTCTGGCTCCGATA